AGGCGGCGAGGGAAAGCACGAAGTCCTTGCTGGCGGTCATGGTGTGGTGCTCCTAGATGTGCGATGCGAGATCAGGTCTGGGACGAAATTGCGCCCGTGACGCGAACGGTGAGATCGGCTTCGACTGCGCCATCCACCGAGGCCGTCACGTTGAACGACGTGACGTATCCCGAGAACGCCAACTCGAATCCGCCCGCGCCCGTGTTGGGCCCGAACTGGATCGCGAACTTGCGGAAATCTGCGCCGTTGGCATAGGTCGCCGGGTTGAGCGCGCCGTTGTTGGCTGTCGTTCCGAGCAGAGCCGCCGTGTAGGCCGGAGCGAAGAGCGAGACGGAGATCGTTCCGCTGTCCTTCGTCCCGCCGATGAAGGTCTTCACCGAAGCATTGAGTGCCGATGTATCGATCTCCGCGATCGAGATACCGTCGAGCGAGATCGACTTGATCTCCGCGACCGTGGTGTTCACCGTTCCTGCAGCACCGACGGTCGGAGCGTACTTGAAAAGAGAGCCGGGTGCGACGATTGGCATGTGTTCAACTCCAAGTGATTGCGGAAGTGAGTTTGATCGTGGCCGATGCGGTCACCGCGCCGTCCTGATCCGCCGAGATTGAAAGATTGGTCGCGATGCCGTTGAAATTAGCGACCAGATCGCCACCCGCAAATGAGATCTGGAATGCGGTGGCGATGCTGTCGCCTGCGGTTGGCATCAAAGAGGCATCGAATCCCGAGAAGTTCGCGGGCGCGAAGAAGTCAATCGTGAGCGTTCCCGCCTCAAGCGCGCCCATCAGATACGTCTTGTTCGTGGCCGTGAGGTCTGTCGTGTCGATCTCGACCAGCGATGAGCCGCCTACGGAGATGTTCGTCACTTCTCCGATGGTGCTTCCGCCTGCCGCGATTGTCGTGTCGTAAGAAGAAAGTGCCATAGTCTATTTCCTCGTCAGGTGTGCAGACAGGTTAGTTCCACCGTAGCGATATACAAACCGTAGGTTGCACCGTCTGCGGGAGATTGATAGTCCGTCACGATGCTCGAGACCCTGGTGCTCGACACCCTTATTTTCAGGGTCGCGCCGGAGTAGAAATCCTGCGACCAGTCATTGAAAGCCGTCTGCACCTTCTGCGCGAGGTCGATGCTCACGCGCTTATCGTCGGAAAGGCAATGAATCGCGACCACCGACCGGGCCAGCGTGTACGCGCCCACGAGCGTCTGGAACGGGCTCGTCGTGTTCAACTCGTAGACCACCGCCGGGAGCGTCTGGCCGTCGAATCGCAACTCGGGATACACCCGTACCGGGTTCGTGCCGATGAGGGACGTGATCGAGGCCGTCGCGACGATCCGCGATCGTATGGCCGTCTCGATGTTCCAGACTGTTTGCGCTGGCATTAGGAGCCTCCCTGGGCCTTCCACGCGCCGATGAACTCGGTGAGCTCGCGCACCACCTCGGCCTCGGCCCCTGGCTTGAGACGCTTGAACGCGCGATAGAGCGGCCACTTGCCCGGGATCTGTCGATCCGACTTCACCCATCCGCCCGACCGCCGGAGCATGAATCCCCTCTCCATCAGCCGACCGTAGAAAGCGCCGCTCCTACCCGTCACGCCGACGCGCTTGCCGACGTAGAGCCGCCTCTGCTTCGATCCGAGCGGCACGACGGCGATCGCCGAGGCGACCTTGTTGCGCGCCGTTCCGGGCGAGACCTCGGCCCCACGGCGAAGGTACGGCCAGCGTCGGCCCGTGCCCTTGCGCGTGTAGGTCTCGTCGGTCTTGGTTCTGAGAGCTAAGACTTCTGCATGCATCGCCTGCGCGATCTGGCCGAGTTGACGATCCGCGAGCGTCTCGACGAGATCCTTCTGCAACTCCGACGAGAACGCCTTGAACGCCTTCAGGACATCGGCACCGCCGGAGATCTTGACCTGATCCATGAACGCCTGGCTCATTGGATCTCCCGCAAGGTGAGCGTGATGGTCTGCTGCCGATCGTCGTACTCGCGCTCGCCGACGATCTCGAAGATCACTCCCTTGTCCGATTGCAGTCTGCTCGTATTCGAGAAGAGCGTTCGCTCCTTCGCGCGAATCATCACCTCATAGGATCGCGCCATCGTCATTTGTTCTCGCTGCACGGTCTCATCTGCCGAAGTTCCCTTCAGGTAGCCCCAGATGATATCCCCGACAGACAGGAACGTAGGCACGTTGTGCCCGAACTCATCGACCTCGATAGAGCGATTGAGCACCGTGAACGGCGTTCGCATGAGCCCAGAGCGGACGCGCCTCATGCGAGCCTCGGGATAGAGAACATCCGAGCGAGAGCCTCGACCCCGTGGGGAACTTCCGAGAGATTGACCTCGCTCCCAGTCTCGCGAGCGATGTCGTACCAGTATCCGACGGCCATGAGGACGGCCTGCCGAAGAGCCTGCGGGATCGTCGATGCCGTCGCGCCGTAGCCGGCCGTGTAAGAGATCGTCACGCTTGAGATGCCAGCGTAGAACCGCGCCGTGGGCCACGCCGAGCTTGTCGATGGGTTGATGACGATCGAGCTTGGTAGCCGCTGCGCTTCTAGCGTGTAAGCGTTCGCGGAAAGCGTCTGCGTCGTGCCGGCGGTTTCGACATAGGTGATCGAGGAGACCGCCGAGACCTTGCCGGCGGGCAGAATGATCTCATAGTGCATGGGAAAGCGATCGAGCTTCAGCGTGTAGGTGCGCTGCACGAGCGGTCGATTTGCAAGTCCCTCAACGTAGTTCCGAGCCGCCACGATCAAGCTAGTGATGAGCGAATCCTCGTCCGTGTGCGTGATCCGCAGATGCGCCTTTGCCTCGGCAAGCGAAATCGGCTCGACCGCCGGGCTCGATGCCTCGACATTGGAAAGATAGGTCGCGCCGTCAACTGCCAGCATCTGGCCCCTCCTTTGTCGCCTTGCGAAGCCGCAGTCGGCCGCGCTCGGGTGTCTCGATCACAGGCTCGTCGCGCTCGACTAGCCCGGCACGAATGTACCGCTCCGCGTCCGCGTCGGGAATCTCGCATCGCATCCCGGCCGGCCATGAGCCGCCGCTGTTCGAGAACGCCTTGAGAATGTGCACGCGCATGGTGTCCTCCTAGTGAAAGAGGGCGAGCCTTGCGGCCCGCCCTCCTCGCCCATCAGTCCATCAGCATCAGGCGTTCACGAGCGTGCGGAACGCATCGGCGCGAGCGATCTTCGCATCGAGGCGCATCTCACCCATGTAGCCGATCTGGCCGTTGCCCGCGTACAGTTCGCGCAGAACCTGCACCTCCATGCCCGCACGCTCGGCCATGACGAAGTGCTGGAAGTCGCCAACCACCGCAAGGGTAGCCCCGGCCGTCGAGCCGAACGTCGTGGCGTATGGGCTCGCGTAGACCGGGATGCCAAGCAGACGAGCTGGCTGACCTGCTTGGAATGACTCCTCCCACAGGTACGGAATCGTGCCGCTCGTGGTCACGGCGTGCTTCAACTTGCGGCAAGCCTTGAAGAATGAATCATGAGCCACGATCGCGCAGGTCGGCGAGATGCGATACTTCTGCGGCAGCGCGTAGACGAAGTCGATCAACTCGTCGGCGGTCAGCGTGCCCGCCGTGTTGAGAGTGTCGCCTACAGAGAGGCTAGATTGCGTGATGCCTCGCGGCTTGTTCGTTCCGTTGCCCTGCCACAGCGAATACTCGATCGAGTGAGCGAAGAGTTGACCGAGGCGGTTGGCCACAATCGACTCGATCGAGAAGTCTCCGCCGCGCGACGGGGCGTCTGCGACGAGTTCCTTCGACACCTTGACCACGCGACGCAGAGCGTTCCCCGTGAATGTCACGTTGGAGTACGTCGGCGAGTATTCGCCCACCGCGCCGCCTTCACCAGACCATCCTTCGGCATCCGTGTCGAAGTCGGCTGAGGTGAAGTCAACTTCGAGCGTGAGATTCGTTAGAAACGTGCCGACCGGGATGCGACGGCACAGGTTCAGGATCGTCGTCTCCTGCTGGATCGACTTTTGTAGCTGCGCGTAGAAGCCTTCGCTCGGCAGGAAGCCGCCGTCAACACCCGTGCCAGCCGAAAGCGCGCGCGTGTCGAAGGTCGGCGAGTAGCCGCGCTTCAGGTAGTCGGCGAACGAGTCGGCGTACTTGCCGTCGGTCACCATGCCGCCGCGCTTTTGGACAGTCGCCACGGCCGGAGCGTTGCGCTCTTCGACCACGACCACGTTGTGCGCGCCCTTCGCGGCTCGAGCGTTCAGGTCGGCGATCATGTCGCGACGCTTGGCGAGCGCGTCGTACTCCTTGCTCTTCTCCTCGTACTCCTTCTGCATTTCGACCGCGGTCTCTTCGGTCGCGTCCTCCATGCCCGCCACGAGTTCCTGCATCTCCGCGTAGAGCGCGCCCATCTTCTCGAGCAGCGCCTTGTAGTTGTCACCGTTCATGTTTGGCTCCTTTCAGCCTGTTCGGTGTTAGTTGCTCACGACCTGGATCAGCGACTTGTCATCGATGATGTTCCCGCCCACACGGACGGAGGCACGAAGCACGACTTGTCCGGTGGCCGCAGCCACCTCGTTCAGGCGCTCGACTTGCAATCCGTCGCGGTGCATGGCGAGCACATATGCCTTGAGATTGACCAAGAAGGCCAAGATGTCCCCACTCGCGCTATGGCTGAAGTGCGGAGTGAAGAGAGCAGGCCGTCCGAGGATCTTCGCGAACGCTTCCGGGGTCTCGTAGTCTGGAGCGTGAATCGATGCAGCAGTAGCGTCGGTGTGCACCATCCCGTAGATGGATCCAGTTCCGAAGAGCCAGATCGCTTCCTTCCATGAGGAGGCGCGCAACTTCTCGCACGCGGTCGCCAGCGTCGAGTAGAGGATGTGATTCGGTGCAGCCGCTCCGCCGTCCTCGACGATCTGCGAAGTGTGTTGCGAGTAGAAGACGAGACCCTGGCACTCGCGACGGTTCGCAACGGTCTGAGCTGGTGCACGCCCGGCGACGATCTGTCGCTCGATCTCGCTGGTGAGTTTCTTGCCGAGGAGTTCGACGAGCATCTGCTCGACGCTCATGCTGTACGAGGCTTCCTCGATGAGTTCCTTCGACACCGTGACGTTCACTCCGACCTCGTGCAGCGTTATCGGCGTGCTCTCGTAGTTGTAGTTGTAGTCGTTGGGAGCAGCACCGGAGACCGTGAAGCGAGGCAAGGCGAATGCGGCACCAGCCAGATCGTTGCGCGTGCCTTCTTCCTTGTAGGTGATCCGGTTCGCTGTCTCTGTGCTCTCGGTGTATCGAGTCACGGATAGCACATTGTTCGCGACCGTCACTCGCGAGCATCGCGAGATCAGGTAGTTAGTATCGAAGCCGTCACCGATGATTTCGCTCCATGACTCGGGAGCGAGGCCGCTCGTGCCAGTCACGCCGCGCTTCTCGTGGAGGAGTTGGGCATCATCGGATGAGATGCCAGCCGGGCCTCGCATGAGGTATCGGTAGAACGCTTGACGCTGTGCCTGCCTCAAATCCATGCTCATATCCTCTCCGTTTCGGTGTGTGTTGGTCAACGCTTCGGGCCAAGCCAAATTCGCCGACGAGCGATCCGAGGCGACTGGTGCTCGACCGACCACAGGTCGAACGATCGGCGATCGACCACGAGATCGGTCGCAGGGTTAGCCGGGAACGTCACCGCCGACACCTCGTGTAGATCTACATCTTCGATGATCCGGTGAACCTTGCCTTCGCGCTCCTCGAAGCGGTCGCCCTTGACGATGAAGCCGAAGGACATCGCCGAGACCACGCCCGAGCGCACCGCGATACGCGCATCCCGGCCCGCCTGGGTGTCGATCGGCTCAAGCTCGACGAGCAGTCCGCGCTTGTCCTCCGAGAGCCGCAGGCTGCCGGCCGTCGTGCGGCCGATCGGGAGGCTCGCGTCGTGGTTCCAGAGGGCGACCACATCGGGCTTGTCGCGAAGGGTCCGCTCGAACGCGCCGCGCGCGATGATCTCTTGGCCGTATCCGATGGGATACGCCGTCTCGGTCACGCTCGCGTAGCCGCGCAGCACCTCGCGCCCCGCCTCGACCTCGGCCCGTGCTTCCAGACGCTCGCCATATCGTCGTTCCATCGTGACCTCCTGCGCCCTATCGAGGCGCTCGAGAATGCTCTCGGCGAACGAGCGACCGGGGTCTCCACCCCAGAGCGCCCACGCGATCCGGCCGGCGGACGGGAATCCCGGCTCGCCCGGCCCCCACCCTTGGCCCTGCTTGTCCACCTCGTGCCGAGCGAAGTAGGAAGCCATCCGTCGCACCGTGTCCTCGGAGAGCGCCCGCCCGTTCGCGATGTCACGCGCGCGAGCGACCCCGACCTCGGTGCCGCCGCGCCCGTGCTCACGCCGCCAGGCGAGCCCTCGCTCGGCCTCCTCGCGCATGGCCTTCGTGGGCTCGAAGGAGTCAGCCACGAGCGAAACGTCCCTTCGAGTCGCGAGCCGATGGCGCGCTAGCCGGCACGGCCGGAGCGGACGGAGTGATCGGAACGAACATCTCGTCGATGATCGAAGAGGAGATCGCTGGGAAGGCAGCCTTTGCGATAGCGATCGCGGTGTCCTTCGGGAGTTCTCCGGCCTGCACCTTGGCGGCGAGATCGACGAGCGAGCCCACTTGCGCACCGTTCAGCGCGGTATCGGCAACGGGCTCGCCGGCAGCGACAGCGTCGGTCGCGTCGGTCGGTTCTTCGGAATCCGTGACCAGAGCGAGCGGTGCAGGTTCGCCAGTCGGTTCGGTGATCGGCGACACGTCGCCGGACTTGCCGACGTTCGGATCGACCACGGCCAGGTTCACGGGCGCGCGTGCCACGTCGCCGCCGTCGATCGGCGCGTAGTTCTCGCGCTCGCGTACCTCGTTGATCGTCAGGAAGCCATTGTTCAGCGCAGTCGAGTACGCCGCGAAACGCGACGAGAGATCGCCACGCAGGAGCGCGTCGAAGGAGATGTGTGTCTCGATCGGCTCGCCGGAGCGCACGAGCTTGCGCGCGCACTCCTCCTCGAAGCGGCTCGCCCAGTTCGAGAGGCAATGCTTCACGAACTCGGCATCGGCCTGCTCGGCGCTCGCGTATGAGGTCTTCGTCGCGTCCCCGACCATGTGCACCGGGACGTTGAACGCCGCCGCGATCTGCGATCGACAGAAGGAGCGCAACTCGACGAGTTTCGCCTCCTCGGGGTTCACGCTCACGCTCTCCCACGAGTAGCCGCTTTCGAGGATCGCCACGCGCCCGGCGTTCTCCGCCCCGCCCGTGATCGCCTGCCACGACTGTCGCAGACGCTTCAAAGCCTCCTCAGTGATCGTGCCCGCGACCTTGATGATCCCGGCCGGCCGTGCGCCGTTGCGGAAGAACGAAGCCACAAACTTCTCGGCCTCGAGTTCCACGCCGATGATGTTCCGCACCAGATAGATCGGAGTCTCGCCGAGGAGCCCGTCGAGGCTTGGAGCGCGAAGGTGGAAGATGTCGTAGCCCTGGTAGACCTCGCCAGTCGTGCGCCGATCCCAGCGCGCCGAGTTGTAGGTGTAGACGGGCATCCCGTCCGCGCCCCTCGATACCTCGACGCTGTCGGCGCGCAACTTGTGCAGACCGACCACTCGACCAGTCGCATCGCGCTCGATGACGCTGTAGGCGTTCCCATAGAGCAGACAGTCGAGCAGCATCGACTCGCGCCAGACCAGCGCGCCCATGTAGTCGTTGGGCTCGATGTTCAGGAGGCGATAGAGCGGGTGCTCACGCGCCGGCACCGGGATGCCGCCCTCTCGCCGCATGACGCGCCACTCCATGCGCGCCACCGACTGCGAAATGAGCCGCGTGCACGCATAGACAGTCGGAGCCTCCCTCGCGGCCTCCGGCGTGATCGAGCGGCCCGTGTCGGCATAGGACGAGATGTACGCCTGCGCCCCGCCTGGCGGCTGTCCGATCGGCGTGCGATCGATCACCGCGCGCTCCTCCAAGACGGCAGCGACGGCGGGCTTCGGCTGTCGGCGAAACCAATCAATCAGAGCCATAGGATCCCTCGGTCGGCATAGGCGTTCGACTGTTGTACCGCCGGAGCCGCGTCGAGTGCCACCGCTAGACTCACGATTCCGGCTACGACGGGGTCGATCTTCTCCGTGCTCCGGCGCTTGCTGGGCCTCGGGTTCGAGTTCGCGTCGAGCTCCACCACGCAGTTAGACATGGCCCAAGTGAGTATCGGATTCCCGTCGTGCCGGAGCCGATGGTTGGTCACCATCGCCTCCCATCGCTTGGTCGGCTCGGCCATGTAATAGAACGATTGCGGAACCCGCTTCAACTTGAGCCCGTCGTTCTCAAGTTGCTGCGCGAGACCGCTCGCGTTGTACGGGTCATAGCCGATCGCCTGCACCTTGTTCTCGCCGACGAGCCGGAGCACCTCGCGCCGCACGAACTCGTAGTCGGTAGCGTCTCCGGGCGTGAGCACAAGATGCCCCTGCCGAGCCCAATCCAGATAGGGAACCTTGTCGCGCTTCTGCCGACGCTGCGCCCCCTCCTCGGGAGCGTAGGCCCACGAGCGCACCCAGCACTCGTCGCGATCGACCCAGACCGCCGTGAGCGCGGTCAGGTCGCTCGTCTCGCCGAGGTCGATCCCGAGATAGCACGGGAGCCCGGCCAACCGAGCGAGGTCGAAGTTCTGCTTGCACGCATCCCAGTCGGCCATGCGGAGCCATCGGTTCGACGCGCTGACGTGCTGGCAGAGGTAGTAGGTGCGGAATGGGGTCTCCATTGAGGGTTGATCCTGCGCCTCGCGACACCGCTCCGCGTAGTAGCCCTCGTGCACCGTGTGGCCGAGACTAGGCGCGCACTTGCGCCACGTCTCTGGGCTCGTCCAGTCATCAGCATCGTCCGCCGAATACATCACGGGCAAAAAGTACGGGTTGTCGATCACGCGGTCGCAGACCTTCCGCGAGTAGTCAAACATCTCGTACTCAAGACTCTCGCGCAGCGTGCCGGCCGTCGTGATCGTGACTAGCATCGGTTGCCGACGCGCGCCGACGCTCGTCTCGATCGCCTCCCACAACTCGCGACGATTTTCCATCGCGTGCACTTCGTCGAAGATCGCCGCGCTCGTGTTCAGACCGTGCGCGCTCGGAGCCTCGCTCGACATCACCTTGTAGACCCCAGCCGTGGTCGGCACGATGATCCGGTGCTGGTAGATCTCCGTGCGCCCCTCGAGCAGCGGCTCAGCCCGCACCATGCGCTTCGCCGCTTCGAGACATCGGCCAGCCTGCGCTCGATCATTCGCGATCGAGATGACCTCGGGCGTGGGCTCATCGTCGGCGAGTAGGTGGTACAGCGCGAGAGCCGCGCCGAGCTCAGTCTTGCCGCACTTGCGCGGGATCAGGATGTGCACGCGCCGATATCGCCGCGTCCCGTCCGGTCGCATCCAGCCGTATGCGTTCGCGATCACGGCCTTCTGCCACGGGAGCAGCACGAACGGCTGGCCCGCCCAGGTGCTCGTCGTGAGCTTGCACGCGCTCTCGATGAACCGGATCACATGGAGCGCGGCCTTCTCGTCGAATGTGCAGTTGCCGGCGGTCGCGATCGCGTCGTAGCCGGGAATCGTGTTCCACTTCGCCGCCGGGTGCTCGGTCGCCTTTTTGGCGCGAGGCTTACGCGGCACGCTCGGCCTTTGCCTCTGCCGTCGTGAGTCTTTCGCCCACACCCCAGCCCCCGTCGCCCATCCACCGCAAAAGTCTTTCGCCGATCCATTGTGTGTAGGCGGGCGGTATCGCTTGGCACATCTCGTGCCGGTTCATCCAGTCGATGCCGAGCGCGATTGCGGCCTCGGCGCGATAGAGCATCCGATGCTT